AACGTCAGGAACGTCAACGTCAGGAACGTCAACGTCAGGAACGTCAACGTCAGGAACGTCAACGTCAACGTCAACGTCAGATTAGTGATCAATTATCTCTACCTGTAGGTGTTCTCGAACAATATCAAAATGTATCCAGTACCGTAATTAATCGTGTATTACGACAAATTCAAAGCATTCGCGGTCTTAGTGAGGTGATCGAAATCCTATCAAGCACAACCACATATGACACTTTTGTCGAAATACTTCATACTATTATAAAAGAATACGATTTACCAGACAAAGACTTGAATAAACTACGGTCTATGGTTATAGGTGGAGTATAGATCCTACACATGAGGTTGACGATCAAAAGTATTTTCCATAAAATATGATGAATAAAATTGATTCATATCAATTATATGGGGACGTTTGTGATCCAGTTTTCAGAGACAGTTAATGGTCTGGTTTTGCTGACAACAATCCAATAATTCTAGAAAATAGAAAACATTTGGCATCTTACTTCTCATTAAAAAAATTGCATGTTCTATCGAGTCGTGATAGAACAAGACTTAATTTAGACACATATCGGAAAAAAACACAGTGCACCCAAATTTAGATCACCTTGAGTGTTATATCCTGAATGATAAGTCAATGATTATATTTTATTAACCATACTGTGAACTAGATCCTGCCATGATACCTGATGGATGGTTTGTGGTTTATAATTTGTATAACCCATCAGGTTATACAGTAATGACACATATTACTGGACATGGTAATAAACTATTATTTTTGAAAGATTCAATGATTCGTTTTCAGGAAGCGATTTCTTTTATGCCTAATGGAATCATGTATCACAAGACCAATGATCATTTTGATCATTTGAGAAATACGACCATTTAAATCCAAAAAATACACAAATGTACTATACCCAAAATTAAAGGACAAAGAGCAAATCACCCAAAGAACGCATCAATATATATAATATCTAACACAGACCCTGAGTGACATCACATCGGTAGATGCGATCTACTTGACATTTACATTCGGTATAAGTCGTTGCATAGATTGGAATTTCATCGGTTACCTCCCTCTCTCCAATTGTTCTGGTTTTTCTTTCTTTCTTAGTGATCTCTGGGTACCACTCATTTTCCGAGTATTGTTGATCTTCATTATCCTAATAATATACGTATTTCCAATGACCTGCATTGACTCCAGTTGCCAATGCATATCCGTATTCACTTTCCCATACTTGTCTTGATTTCTGTACGGGTACTCTTCGCGTTTTAGTAACTGGTTGATATCCCGCGGGAATGACAACGTCCTCTTCATACTGCTCAGTAACTGGGACTTTCCTCGTGATTGATTCATACCGTTCAATCGCTCTATACCGATCACCACACTCCTTTTCCATAACATGTCGATGGTGACACTTCCAACAGGGATCACGAAATCGATGCAAACAGACCTTATCCCTATGTCGATGTCCGCATGACTTACATGCTCGTAGGTGTATGCGATCCCAACAACAAAAGATTAGTATGAGACAGACCATCAAACCAATTGATGCGCCAACTGCACACAAAATGATAGACTTGTTGTGAGATTGATCGACGGGTGGAACCACTGGCGGACGGCATGGGGAACTATGGTCAGCGACATATAACATTCCATTGATTGATCCGACTCCCACGATGTCTTTCCCAGTCCATCTTTGCCAAGCCAGATCACGATCGATAATTAGTAACCAATTGTCAGCAGTAAGATACAAATGATCTTGATATATTTTGGACAAACCAAATATCAAAATCTCGTTGCTATGAATCCACTTAGAATTGTTGAAGTTGGCGATCATCAGATAGGATGGGGAAACGAGGTAAAGTTGGTTCTTGAACAGAATCAGGTCATAGATCAACTTGTTGATTAATTGATCAGCATATTTTTCCCATGTCGTACCATCATCATGACTAACCAGTCCCCCCCATAGCCATCCACCGACCAACTGGGGAACAAAGTATATTTTGGGGTATATATATATATGGTCGCTCTGTGATCATGTGTTACCTGTTCAGTAACATCGACTTAAAGATGGGCACCCATTGCTCGAATTTACTCTCGATATGGGGATCGGATTGCAATTGTGTCTGATTAGGGGTTCTAGCGAACACATTGCCAAATGGAATAATTTCAATTCGTCGATCGTCACTAAATGCGAGATTGGTACATACAATAATATCAAAACACGGATCAATCATTCGAATGCCATCCACGGTTTCCACGGTTGTCGGACCGCTGAGCATTGATTTGATCCTCGGACTAATACAGGTGTGTTGAGTCTGGTGAACCATGACTAATTTATTACCAATCAAACAAGCCAAATCACGTTCAGAACAATCGTCATACAACAGACTATCCGAAATAACAACAGATTGATCTTTAAGTAACATCTGAATCAAGTTCAAAAAAATAGTTTTCCCATTGCCTCCAGTCCCTTGGAACACATACATTTTTTGCTCCTTGCGAGTTCCCTTTAGAATCTGCGATAACAGATCTAAGACTCGTTCCCTAGCCTGAGGATTAGGAATAACTTGACATAAAAAGGTTTCGAATTCGGTTGACATTTTGTAATCACATTACAATATAAAATAACTCAAATCAATTTTTTTGAAATTGATCGTAGTCCCCCATAACCCCCTCACCGACCCAGTGGGGGAATGTAGTCCCCCATAAACCACCGACAACTAACCAATTTTACACTGATTTGGGGTTAACCCCAAACTATACCGACTTCCGTGTTTTGTATATTACGAAAGAGAAAAAACAATAAAATTTTGCCCTTCGTACAAATAATCAATGCGTTTATAATGTTGTTCCAGTAACCCTAATAAATATGGAAATTTCAAATATGGTAAATCCCGCAGATTATCACCAATTTTTAGGTCTTTGCAAATTTCATCCAATGGCATGATCGGCGTGTAGTAATACACAGTCATTATATGTGTATATAATGTTTAATTTGAGTAACTCAAAATTAAATTGTATTTAATTTTCTGAAGACAATATAAAATTATGTTTATTCATAAAGTACAACATGATATTGTCTAACTCTGAATTCATCTACCATCCGATCAAAACCGACCAACTCCTATTGACTTGTGATGAGTGGAAGGACATGATTAATCGCCATTTACACTCAATTAATCAGACGCACCTAGGGTATCGATTGATCCAGTGTTTATCAATCGGTGCTCGTATCACGATTACCAATCAAGATCCTATTACTCCAATCATTTATCCGAAGACACGGTTGTTGGAACGCGACCATGTATTAGTCGTGATTCCTGCGACTCCTTATTTTATTACGGTTCTCCAAAATGATCAAAAATATCATAAACAGCCAACTATCATCCAAATTATTCATGAATTGATCCATTGTGCCAGATTCTTACATGGGATCTATCGCCCCAGTGACGAGGAACAAGCCACTATTTCAGGAATTAAAGGACGCTCTTTAACGATCGATGGATGTGTATTGACGGAGAACGCTTTTAATCAGTATTATGGTTTGGGTTGTCGGTTGAATCACCAAAGCCGTTCGATTTACGTTTTACATGACTTTACGACACACAAACATCGAAAACATTTTGATAAGCAGAGTTTTTATCGATTTGGAATCAGTTAAGTTATTTATAGAAATGTGTAGAGTTATGCTATACATGTCTGAAAAAAAACCACGCCGTAAGACACCCACATCCAATATGGATCCAGTTCTACAACAGAAAATGGACAAATTGATCGAGTTACAGAAAGGAATTACAATCCTGAAGGATCGTATGACACTGTCTAAAAAAGACCTATTGGATCACTTTGATGCGCACCCACAACTAAAAAACAGTAAATATGTGGTCGATAACTATTCGATTGGTTATCTGAATCGAAAGGCAACCGATTCAGTGACTCAGAAACTGATCATCTCTGGATTGTCGCAGTATTTTAAGTCTAAAGGACTGACCGACTTAGGGCGGGAGGTCGCACAAATAATGACTTTAATTAAGGATCAACGGCAAACCAAAATTGTCCCAGCAATCGATATTCGATTCAGAAATACATCAGTCGAAACCTCCAAATAAACCATATCTCTTGGATCACAAAAATTGACCAACAAAATTATCTATAATTAAACGTTTAAATATAGATATAGATGATTCCAACTCTAGTTGAGTTAAAACAATATCTAACTGACCCTAGTAATCACGTCAAACACCGTAGTCAATTGATCGACGCAATTATGGATGATCAAGTCACGATTCGCGAGTCCGAATGTATTTACTCGGATCAACCAGATCAAACTTGTTATATTAATGATATCCTAATGATTGAAGGATCATCCAGACGGTATCGACAAATCGTTGATTGTCGATTAGATCCAGTTCCAGAATGCCGTCTGCTGGTCACTGAAGATACCGATTGCCATTTGACATATCATTTGAGGATTCAACCAGTCATCAATTCACAATACGAATCTATTTGGAAAAGATTGCGTCTCCTCAATCAGAAGATTTTGTACCCTAAAATTAGCCCTCATATCGTCCAATATTTAGGACATTTCGTGTGTCATGGAATTGTTAATGCATTTGAATCCGACTATCGAGCAGATGGACGACCGCATTTAACTCGTCCCATACCACCCTATCTACACACGTTCTTAGCGCATTATCAACGGCACCGAACATTCAATCTGATTACTGAAGCGTATCAAGATACATTATATTATCGCGTTGGTTGGATGTATCGCAATCCAGACCAATTTCCAGCAGGAATGACCGTGAGGATCATGAGAAATTTATTATTTCAAATAATGTACACATTATCACAAATTAAGCGTACATGTACCCAACTATCTCTACTTCAATTCGGGTTGTGGGTGGTCAATAATCATGAATATGATCCAGAAGGACGAAATATGTACTACCGATATGTCTATCAACAACAGACATTCATTGTTCCATTGATCGATTTTCAAATTCGATTGGGAGAACCCGCCTCTGGTCATTCTGATTGTCTATCTCAACTAAGATCTGATTGCCCCCCGTTTCTAAGAAATACCGATTATTGGAAATTTCTACAACAAATGACGACCAACCCTGAACAAAACTTAAAACATTCGTTTTTCGATGATTTTCGTACTGGTAATCGACAAGTCACGATATTTGTGGATACTTTTGGAATGGTTGATCCAGCCGATTCAATTAAGGTTATAGTCAAGGCATCGACCACACTTGATTGTGCCATTTGTTTGGAACCGATCGACAACAAGAGCACAGTCTGCGACAGTAGGTGCACTTATTATACATGCAAAAATTCAAAAATTCAGCACCCAGTTCACAGTGAATGTTGGTTTCGGTGGAAAGAAACCACCACATCCAATGATTGCGTAATTTGCCGAATCGAAGTTAATCAGCAAGTTATTTACCGATCTGTTCCACTCATGGGCAATCCTGAAGATCTACCCGAAGTCAAGATTGAAGCTTTACCCGAAGTCAAGATTGAAGCTTTACCCGAAGTCAACTCAGACTCATCTGAAGTCGCTCCTATTCGAGTCCCCGTTCCTGTTCCAGTCATCACGAGGAGTTTTCGCCAACTTGACCGATCAGTTCAAGATGGTATATGTATTGCCATTAAAGCCAATGGTCAACGGTGTCATTACCGCGCCAATTGTCAGATAGAAACAGATCTTCCACCGCAATTATGCCGAGTTCATGCCAAGCAAAGAACCTCAAATTAATGTACATTTGTGGGTTCGTCGAGGTTTTAACTCAGAGATACACCATGTTCGGTTTTTATTGATCATACGAACAATTTCGAAATAAATATTGTCGACGTTTTGTCGGGTTTTAGCCGAAGTTTCCATATAAACAGTCTGATAATGCTTAGCCAAATTAACACCTTCTTCTAACGAAACTTCTCGCTGATACGCTAAATCTGATTTATTACCGACGATGATTAGGGATACCCTATCACCAGATACCCTCTCATCCATTATTTCAACATCTTTGACTCGATAGATTTGTTCGATAAAATGACGTAGGTGTTCGAAAGAGGGTCGCGAAGTAATTGAATAGACGCAGATAAACCCATCACCATTGAACATATATTGCTCACGTAGTGCTGAATAGTCATCTTGACCCGCTGTATCCAAGATATCTAATAATGATTCTCTTCCATCAACCGTACACTGTTTACGATACGAGTCTTCAATTGTGGGATCATATGCTTTAATAAAATACGACCGCACAAATTGAATCGTTAGTGCAGTTTTACCAACACTACCGCCACCAATTACGACAATTCTACAAATATTTGACATTTTATAAATATTTGACATTTTATAAATATTTGATATTTATAAAACATTAGGCATTTATAAATATTATATATTTATTTTTGAATCGCGGTTCGTTTCATACATAAATGACCGACTGGAGGAACATAGTCATGTTTGACACCAACAAAATGATATTTTTGATATAAATGAATTGCCTCATGATTATTTTTATCGACGAACAGATAGATATTATGACGTCTTTGTCTTTTGGTTTGGTGATGTATTGACCCAAGTTAAAGTCCCTCTATAACAATTTTTCCATGACCATTTTCGGTAAATATTTTTAATTGTTCCTTTTGTTTAATTATCAAAAATTTAATAACACATGGTGATGGATCACCAAAATAATCATTGAATTGAATATTTTCGCCAATAATTATTTTTTTATTACTTTTATCCATAAATTTATCATATAAACACCTTGTAACATCATAGTATGTTTCATTACCATAATAAGCTTTTATAATATTCCTTTTAATTGATAATTCTTTGTCAACTAATTGACATCCTTGTGAATCAAATGAATTATAATACTCAATGTTTCTTATTTTATCAAATTTTTGCGTGTTTGCTGATCCTCGCGACATTTTTATTTTTTTAAAATATTCATACGATTGAATTGGATAATGATTACAATGTAAAACTGAATTTTCCAATATTCCTTCATTAATGTACTTATATGTATCGCCACTTGAAATAATTTGATTATCACTGGTTATTTCTATGATATTATTACCATTAGTAATGGCACAATGTATAGTCATTTTTGTTAAATATTCCGTTTTAACAATAGTTTTGGTCAGTATTTTCTCTGTATCAACCATCCCATGATTTTTTTTATGGTTGTATTGTGTCCTCATAATAAAATTGTCGATACATTTACTCGGTTGTTCAATATATCCACTAGATCCAAAAATTTTCCATGGTACATAAACTTGTGCTATATTACTTTGTAATGATTTCAAATAACAAGAAATGCTTTTAAATTGTTTTCGACTGTATATGAGCTCATCCAAATCAACAATCATGACCCATTTTGATTCTTTTTTAACTTTGTCCAAATAATAAGAATTATAATGTTCTATTTGTTTATGAGGTGTAGAATCAATATTGATATCCACCAATTTTTCTTTCACATATCTTTCAATAATTTTTTGATACCCATCTGTACTACCATTATCAATTAAGTAAAAATGCTCAACACCCTCCATTAGATAGTGTTCAAGCCATTCTATCAATATATTTTCTTCATTTTTGAATATTGCCACAATAGATAAAAAATATTTCATTATATATATATGTATTGAAATATTTCTTTACATAAATATATCTCGGTGATTTTGTAAAGGATATTCCACAGAGGATTTCTTGGTCATAATATCATATTTTGTACCTATCTCAGAATACGGTCGAAGTTTAATCATACAATTGTATGACACATCAACGCCCAGACCAGTCGTTAATTGATGTCATAAAGTGAGAAATGTCCCTTGAAAAATTGAACGCCATTTCATCCAATGATACTCCAATCACAACACAGATGTTCCTAGAAGTGACCTGCCTCGTTGGTTTTTTCACTTACGCTCTCTTTTACGTTTTTACTCACGGTCTCAATATATACCTATCGGATCTAGTCGATTACCCTCCTAATGCTGATTTTAATCTGTTGTTCAACACCGAGATCAATATGGCATGTAATATTACGGCAAAAGGAATTTTTCAACTATTTACAGGAATTTGCGTAGATAGCCTAAACATACTTGGGTTAAGTGTAGGTAAAGCAACACTCGATTCTGATGGTGAATCAGCAGGACACAAAATGGTTACTTATCTACAATTTGTTTGGTGTGATGAAAAACACCGTGGGATCACACATGATGCGCATACAGCGGTTTATTATGATGGGTTCCTATATCAATCCTATACAATCGATCGGTTTCGTTGGTTTCGTTGGTTGAAGTGTGTCATTTCTTATCCAATGATACGTGTCTCACTCTCAGAAGCCGATCGCTTGTTATTTGAAGGTGATGACATCAAATTAACGATCCCCGAATTCAATCGACTGTGCGCTCCCTCAACTCACCCAATCCCAAACAATGTGACATTAAAATGTACTAATATCCACAAAGCAATATTGAATCCGACCAGAATGAGCATTACTCTTAGTCTGCGTAATACGGGTGTTAACACTTAATGTTAGCACATTACCGTACATACTCGATCTTTGAAGGTAATTAAAGTAGCCGTAATCACATCCAGAATGCTATACGTAAAGACCACTAAAAGGGTAATTAAGAGTTTGATCTCAAAACTTAATGGAAGTGTAGGGACAACCGTCACCGTCACGAACACGATAACTCCCAAAATAATCAATCGAACCAACAGATTTAGATAAATTGATGAAGGTGGTGATGGTGATGCCATGGTTTATATATATATATATATATATATATATATATATATCATTTAAAAATAAATTAATCTATATACATAAACCATGGCAGATCTTTACGACGACTCGGTGATCAAACTGTACGATGATGACTTTGATTTTAGTTCTTCACAAATTAAATTGACCAATAAACAATTTAAAAATAAAGACGGTTATGTCATGATTTATGCACCATGGTGTCCCAATTGTCAAAATAAAGTCGAATTTTGGTCATATTTAGGGAATCAACTGAACCACAACCCACAATATAAAGCGGAAAACTTCCGAATTGGTGTCGTCAACTCCGAAGATCCTTCAGCCAGTCAAATCGTACGACATCTACAAGTTAATGCAATCCCACGATTCGTTCATATTTCATCGGGGGGTACCGTGTCTGAATATCAGGGCCAAGATCATAGTCCTGAAACACTGATCAAAGAGGTCTGTCAAAACAAACAAAAGTTATGTTCGTTTAAATAAAAATAACTAAACAAATAGTAAAATATAGATGTCACGCTACGCATGTCCACATGGATCGATGTTTTATAATAGTTGTAGACATTGCCAAGCATCAGTATGTCCTCAGTGTGGTCATACATGTAAGAAGCATTCACCGATCATGACAAAGCCTTATTTTGAAGACACCGCGCTACCTATCAAACATAGTGGAGATTTTAAGATCATTGTAGTCCTAGATGAATCTGGTAGTATGGAGTCGATTAGGAAAGACATGATTCATGCATTGAATGATTTGATCCAATAACAAAAACAGTTGGACCGACCGTGTAAATTTACGTTGTTTAAATTCAATGATGGGGTCAAACGGGTGATTGAAAACGTTAATTTGAAAGAAGTTAAAAATTTTACACTTGAGGATTATTGTCCAGACAGATCAACCGCATTATACGATGCGATTGGGACAACTATCGAATGGTTTAGATATGAAAGTGATGTGCTATTAGTCATCATTACCGATGGCCTCGAAAACGCAAGTACCAAGTACAATAAAAAGCAAATTTTCGATTTATTGGACGAAAAAAAAGAAATATCGTGATTGGACCTATGTCTACCTTTCAAATGACCTAACCAACTCCACACAAGGTGCTAATATTGGTTTTGATAATTCCGAACACTCGACCAATAGCGTAGTTGATCGGATCAACTTTGGTTCATATCTCGGTAAGACGATGAACAAAGCGATTTATAATTATCGTGCCTATGGACAATCAGTACAATCTCAGTTAAGATAAGATAAGATAAGATAAGATAAGACCTACGTCCAAATGGCTCAATAGAGCGGTGGTTAATAATTGTCCACCAAATTAGTTAATTTGTCTCCAATGTAATTTTTAATATAATATGGTTTTTACAAGGTAAGCCATCGAATTATTATGTGTACCAAAGTAAAGTAAAGTATAAATCATTTTTAAAAATTTGACCAATAATTATTGGTCAAATACAATAATGTATTACTCTATGAAACGAATCGTACTTGATGGCAATATCTGTTCAGGTAAAACCTATTACTTGAACCGATTAAAACAACATCTCATCTCTATCGAATTACACGAAGGATCACAACCAGATGCGATCAAGCTTTCACCAGATGCGATCATTTATCTATCTTGTCATCCATTGGTCTGTTACCAGCGGGTTCTACAACGATCACCACATAATAATTTGACCCTTGACGACCTAAAACAATCTCACCTTATCTACGAAAAAATGTACGATGTGCTCAACTGTCCGATCAGAATTTATAAGGTCAATTCTCAACAGGATCCAGAAACTGTCTATAATACCCTTAAACAAATCATTGAGAAGGAGGGATCAAAGATACAGGGTTTATCTTGACAACGATGAAATAACCGATCATCAACAAATTAGTGATCAATAAACAACACAATAGAATAATAATAACGACGAAAAAAAATCTTAACTTATATTTGAAATATGTGACTAATGGGTCAATTACATTGGTTCGTAATTTTTTCTGGTTGCTTTCATTGCCGATTAAATTGATACATTGATTAAATAATTTATCAGTAATCGAATCCATGACTGATAATATATTGATAGATTATTTATTTTTGAACTTCGAACGAACGTATATTTTCGAGCGGATTATAATGATAATAAATTTCTTCCACATGATGAAGGATAGCGTGAATACCAATTTGTATCGCAATTAAAGAAAGTATGATCGTTCTTTGATAGTCCCCAAACGACCCCCAATAGATCATGACGTAGATGATCACCACTAATAGCAAAATTCCATTAAGTCCAGTGACAATAAAACTTGGTCTCATTATTTATACATCTATAAAATATTTTTGGGGGGAACAATCACATGGATTGGAATCTTTGATTTATCCATTGAATCAACTGCGGAAATCTGGGTGAGATTGGGATGTTGACATCATCTGCTGTCAAATGGAATGTTTCGTCCAACCATTGGATCAAAATTAAATGGCCAAACTTGCATCATCGGGGTGAATATTACACAAAATCTGAGTCTCGATAAAAAAAGGAATCTCACTGGATTCCATCTAGTCTAAAATGCGACGGTACATCAGACTAAAGTTATATCAATTTTTATAGGCAACCAGATTGGTGTATTTAGATCCTTTTTCTCGTGGACCATATTTTGATAACTGGAAGATGTCTATAGTCATCTTTTTGAGCAAAAGAGACACCCCATGTCATATACCTATGGATATTTCCGAGTAATGATTTTTGTGGAGAAAATTTTTGCAACAAGCAACCGATCACACGTTCAAAAGACATTCGATTATTTCTGTTCAATACACAACCTAACAGAAGACTTAAATCATAACGACTATTAACACTACATAAATAATCATGGGTAATAATCGACATCCCACCAAAACAACCTTTCCATAAGTTCTTTTTATGATAAAAGTCTAGCAAATCGGCATCATTAAATAAATTAAGCATTAATAATTCTTCCTCACAGATATCCCAATAATGTTCAAACTCCCAAATTAGTTGATATTTGTCAACATGCAAATCTAAGTGGGAATTCATAAAAACACTATCATGTATAATAACAGCCGTGTCAAAGAGCCTATTTTTAATATAATAATAATATGGTAATAATTCACCTCTTCCTTGAAATTCACTATGAATAATCGTTGTTTTACATAACACTTCGTCGGTTATAAATTCGATCTTACTGTTGTCGTCGATGATCAATATTTGATTTTCTGGATAAAATTTTCTTATACACTGATAACAGTGTTTCCAATACTCATTAGTCTCGAGACTATTGACATATCTTAACATAATAAATCCAATTGTACCAGATTTTTCCATCAAATATACATACTTATATTTTTAATTTATATATATGTGTTTAATTACACCGACTACAAACGCATGGGATCTCATCAATCATTAGGGAATCTCAGTTAATTGAGAGACTGTAATTCTTTACTGTAAAATTGGGTTACCACTCTTATCATCAAATAGGAATTTAAACTTTTTACATATTTTAAGGTCTAAATTACGATTTAATTTAATTTGGTTGAATTACAATTTAATTTGGTTGAATTACAATTTAATTTAATTTGGTTGAATTACAATTTAGACCTTAAAAATAAGTAAAAATTGATCAATCCAATTGTGAATTAATTAGGTTCAGATAATTTTTGGAAAATCAAGGTATTTTTCAAAAAAAGTTTTTATAATGTAATGTAATATTATATTATATAGAGACACATGCAAGATCCAACCCCAGAAATTGAAATCGCCATTCCATCACCATCTAAACCAGCGCATGATGCACCTAAAATCCCTGCCAGAGGGAAAGTGGTATATCGTGATTCGTCGGAATTTGACATGATTTCAGGTAATATCAAGGATGATTTATATCGTAAAGCAATGAAACATTATTCGAAGATGGACAAGGATAATGTAGGGGATTTCAACCAATTTAACTATTTAATCCGTGATGATTTTGAACTAACATTAATCCTTAAATACCGAACTGGGAAGTCATTATTGGTCAATAATTATGATACATCCAACTACAAATCCAACATTAAAGATATCACCCAACTTAAGAAGAAATTTTCGAAAATATAATCTGATCATATAATATATGGTCGGAGATCTAATAAAATACCTATTTTACCTAATTTTAGCCATGATTGCCTTCTTTTTCATTTTGGGCAACATTTCGATGATGAAATCTGACCCTAACCAGATTACGACCAAGCACCCAATTGGATCACTTAATCCAGAACTGCCTCATCAATCGGTAGTTGATGATCTGAACAAATACGGACAAAAGTTAGTCGCTTCAGCAGATCACGACTGTAAAAGTGCCAAAGACCAGATCATGAAAATGGTCTCATTTAAAAGACAAAAAGAACAAGATCAAGGACTTGGTCTAAGTAGTTTCAAATTGTCCCTAGTTGAAGAAGATCAACAACCCGCACCAACTCTAGAGAATTTTGAAGACTACGCACCTGTTGACGTTCCAACTCCAGCGCAGACTCCCACCAGATCAATTAGCCTACAATTGCGCAATTGTAATGATGGCCAACCCAAGTCAGCCAACGAATATCAAACGCTTCACCAATCACAATTTAGCTCTGAGTTAAGGGTTCCGTCCATGGAAAAGAAAGGAAAAGATGATCTAAGTTACTTTTACGATACCCCTGCATCTTTTGATACTCTACCGAAACAAGCGGTTCAGTGTCCATCGGAGTGGGAAGAGACGACCAAAAGGGAGGGTGAAGCATCGGTACGCATTTAAATTTTCGATTGTATGTATTTAAAAATAATTAAATAATAAATAATAAATGTTCGATTACGTATTGGAAGAAAAAGATTTGAAAGAAGTGACGTTCAATGGGAAGTTGCTAAAACAACTGATCAATCAGGATTTGAAACAAATGATAATTGACCATTTGTTCCAACAATATGATATTCGAATGAGTTGTACCAACAAGTATTTCCGAGAAATTGAGCCATCGACCGATTTGACGATCTTACAAAATTATCCTCATTTGGCGTACATTAACACCCATCAACGAATCAATTTGATCGCATTGGTTACCTTTAAATACCGTCAAGTGTGTTTGCTAATCGACAAACAACAGTCAAATTTCTATTTATTAAAATGCCAATTCAGTCCCAGTTTATATAAAGGAACCATATTTGAAGGGGAGATTATTGATACATACTTCATGATCTCTGATTTTTTGGCCTATACACAAAAAAATATCACTTCCCATCCATTCGATCGGCGAATTAAATTACTCAATTCGATCATTTCGCCCAATAACTATCATTATGATCCGTTACTAGACCCCTTTCAGATCATGGTCAAGGATTTTGTCGAATACGCGGAATTGCTATCATACCTACATGATTATTTACCAACTCGACCATATAAAGATCACGTGTCAGGCTTAATTTTCCGCCCAATTGTCAACAGTAATAAAAATCTGATTTATAATTTCAATCATCCACCGTCGTTAACCACATCTCCCTTGTCGAAGCGTGTGTCGACGGTACGCGTGCCAACGGTACCAGAATCGCAACGGATTCAAATCGATGAAAACCGACATCCAGAAGTTAAATTTATGTTATTTGAAACTGGTAATCCCGACGATTATTGTTTAAAAATTATGAACAATGATCGCCTAGTTGAATATGATTATGCGATTGTTAATGATATTAAAACAAGTCAATATTTACAAAAAATCTTGGGTCAAATGCCAGAAAATTCTAAAAAATCAGGCGTGTGTGTGGTCTGCCAATATGTACCCCATTTCAAAAAATGGAAACCAATCAGAATCACAGACCACCAATTACCCGATAATTTGGTTAACTTAAACCGCTAGGTGCCCGTGAACCGTTAGGTGCCCGTGAACCGTTAGGTGCCCGTGAACCGTTAGGTGCCCGTGAACC